TAATATCTTCGCTGTTAGCTGGAGTAATTGGTTGGATATATTTGTTATCAAATGTAGGCTTCAACGTAGTTGCAGCGTTATAAAAGATACCATTTAATATACCAATAGTTAGTAGAGTTCGCGTAGCCTCTGCTGCTTTGATATAGCCGACTTTACTTTGAACGACTGTACCTTGAAACAGATCTTTATCATACGCGGCGTCTATGAAGTATTTGCCTTGTCCTGCAGTAGCTGGTGTAGCACCAACTGTACCTGTAGGGATCAAACCAAATCCAACGGTGTTTCTATTTGCCATAGTATTTACTCCTTAATGTACCTGCCCCGAGGGGCCTCCAGTACGGGTTTATTTAATTCAGTGATTTAAAAAATTACTTTTTCGTACCACCGAAGGTTACACGAGATTGTCTATCAACATTGATAGGCATTCTCTGATCCTGCTCCTTCATTAGATCGTTATTAACTGCTTCGTCTTGTTGTTTATGACGGTTAGCCATATACTCTTGACGTTGTTGCGCGATCTCGACAGGTACCTTCGCAAGAAGAAGGCCTCCAACCCCAACGACTCCCTTGTATTTGCCGTCTTCGACAATTGGATAATCACTAGCATTTTCGACTTCTTCAGATCTAACTAACTCATAACCTTCTCTTAAACGTCCAGTTATATTTTTAGTATCTTGAAAGCCAACGCTTTCTGCTCTTATCCATCTATACCTGAATCCATCAGGTGCAGGGGGTGCATCTAGAGATGACGGTGGAACCCACACTTTTGGTCTTTCAGACTTTGACCGTGTTTGATTCGCACGAGAAGTTTTGTTTTCTTTTTCCATTTTACGCTCCTTCCGTGTTTTTTAATTGTTTTGCGTATTCTTCGAGTGGCACACCTAATTTTTTAGCTATTGCTACTTGAGACGATGTGAGTCTCACTTGTTTGCGACCTGGCTTTACGCTTCTTGTAGCTGAAGCCACTGTCTGAACAGGGGCGGTCGATTGCTTGTTGTTAGTATTACCAAATTTATGCGGAAAGTCAATTCTTATTCTTTTATCAACTTCTGCATAATACTCGTCAGAATTTGGATCGTATCCTTCTTTTTCCGTTAAATCCTTGTGTATCTCAAAAGCCGTATATGTCATAGGCTTATCAGTACCGAACCATGAGTTTTGTGAAGCCCATGCTTCAGCTCTAGGATCTGGATTAATAGGATCATCCATTCGTTGGGTCTGAACTGGTGGTTCAGACAATGTTACAGGTTTCTCGGCCTGCATTTCTTCTCGACCAGCTTTGGCTTGCTCTAGTTTTGCATTCTCAAATGCGAGTGTTGCAATTCTTTTGTTTGCCTCAACTTGAGCATTAGCATCACCAGATTCAATTGCTGCAGCTAATTCTTTTTGTGCAGCTTCTAAACCTGTTGAGATACTTGTCTCAAATTTTTTAACATAGTCAGCATCAGTTTTTTCAAATCTTTTTTCTAATGCTATTCTTTTTTCCTCTACACCTTTAGCGTAATCAATAGCAGCTTGTTCTCTTCTTTCTGCTTCTCTCATCTTACGAGTTAATTTCGCAATACGAGCTTGAACGCCTTTACTGTAGTCTTCTAAATTTTCGTCACTCTTTTTTTCTTCTAACTTTGTTTCTCTTTCGTTTTCATATGTTTTATCTGTTCCTGTTTCTTGTTCCGGCTGTTCTATTACAGCTTCATCTTTTACTTCTTCAATATCTACCGTAGCATCAGGTCCTGATGTATCGATGGGTACTGATTTGTCTTTTTCTTCTGGCATAGTTACTCCTTCCTATGTTTAGAACTCATGCAAGATGTCCTCTGGACTATCAATTGTTGCTAACACTTCATCGTCGTTTAGCAGACGCATTTCCCCACCATCTATTTTGATTCGGCTACCTGCATATCTTGCAAACATAACCCAATCTTTCTCCTTGCACCACGGGCCTTCGGGATATCTCTCCTTATCCTTATAACATTGTGGGCCCATAGCCATAACCAATCCTACTTGAGATCCAACTTGTTGTTTCTCTAAAGTAGTTTCAGCTAAATGTAATCCACCTTTAGTTTTTTCATTCATTTTAAATGGTAAAACTAAAAGTCTCCAGCCTGTCGGCTTTGGTAATTTCGGTTCTTTCTCTTCTTTTTTCTCTGATTTTTTTACACCAATAAGATCATTGTTTGGTGTTAATATCGATGACTGTTCCTTCATTGTGCTCCTTATCGTTTAGCAGGTTAGAGATTTCCTGACGCACTGATTCCAGTGCATTGATTTGTCCTATTATATACTTGTAATTTTCCATGTTGTCAACACCACCGGACGTTATAGATATTGATAATGATTCTATTTTTGAATCTAGGAATCTTAAAGTTTTATTTATTACTGTTTCTAATTGCATTTAACATTTCCATCTTCTCCGTGCTTGTCTGATTCGAGAATTAGGATCGTTACGTGTTTTTGCTGATGATCTTTTGAGTTGTCCCAGTGATCTTGCGCAGTATGATTTTCTACGTTTAGCAGCTTTTGATCCTGGCTTCACTTTTCCAGTCACGGCTGTTTTTAATTTACTTCCAGGGTTTGCTGCCCTGTAAGCTCTTACACCTTTAGCTGTCATTCCAGCTCCAGATTTTGTTGATCTATAATTGGCACTTTTGCCTGTAGTAGTTTTTCTTATAGGATTTTCTTTTTTTCTCATGCAAATGTTTTTACGTTGGTTGGTTTACCGCCTGGGTTACCAGCTGCCCTTTTTCGTTTGACAGCACTCGCCTTTTGCGACTTTGTCATCCGTGTGGCTTTTGCAAGTGGGACGCATTTTGGATATTTCCTCTTTGAGCCTTTGCTTCTCCCGCAAGGCTGATATTTCCCGTCTTTCTTCGGCGCTCCAATGTCCACCCATTTCTGAGCCACCCATTCTCTTAAACCACCCTTTGAAAAGTGAGTACGCATTACGAATTCTTTCCGTAAGCTTTTCCTTTACCTTTCATGGCTAACTTACAAGCTCCACCACCAGTTTTATACATAGCTCTGGGCATATCCATCATCATTCCACCACCCATAGCTTTTTTTCTTTTCTTCTTGCCACCTGGTGTAACTTTACCAGAACATACTGCTGATGCGTACATGTTTGCGTATGCAGAGGGGTAAACTTTGAATTTACGCTTCGCTGCTGCTTTACCTCTTGGACAAAGTTTAGCCATTATGCTTTACCACCTTTTTTCATAGCTTTGCCACCTTTTCTAGCAACCATTCTATTTGGATTATATCCAAATTTTTTTGCTAGTTCTTTCCCCTTTGCTCCAGATTTAGCTAGTTTAGCTAATCCTTTATTTTTACTTTTACTAATTGGTTTTCCTGGCATTATTTTTCTCCTATAAATTTTTTAACTATTTTTTCGTTTCTTCTGTCAATCATTCTAGCTTTTGCTTTTTTAGAAGCTTGATCTATATTAAACAAAGTTTGATTTAATTTTGCTTTTGAAGCTTTTGTTTTTTGTTTTAAAATATTTAATTTACTTTTAGTTTTTTCTAATTTTGTTGTAGGCACGTTTGCCTTAACAGAACTAATAGTTGGTGAAACTTTACTTGCACCTTTTTTAAAAAGTAATTTACCAAAAAATCCTACAGCCATTATTTTTTTCCTCCGTTACGAAAAATTTGTGTACCCTTTATACCATAAATCGACGCCACTACAAGGATCCAAAGATTTGTGAACCATGACGGGAGCTGAGAGAACATATCGAAGAACAATTTTACCTTGTCCATAGCCGATGGATCGTCCGATACAACTGCCCAAGCAAGCACCAACACGGGCAAACTTAAAATTATGAGAACGGCCTCGTCTTTCCAGTCCGATTGTCTGGCTTCTAAAAGTTTTCCCTGGTAAGCTTCCTGACCTTCGGCCATTTTTGTGGCATGCATAAGTTGTGCCTCTGACATTGCCATTTTTGTCTTCTGCTTGTTAGCATAAATCTTACTTCCAGCAGAGACGGCTAATTTAATTGCCGATAACCACATAATTTAGTACCAAGTAGCTTCTTTTTTCTTTTCAGCTAACATTCTTTTAGTTCCTCTAACTTTTTCCTTGTCTCCAGTAGGAATATTGTTAAATGCACCATCAGCTGTAGTCTTAGATCTTGGATCTACCTCTACATTCTGACTTGGAACTGCCATTTGCTTTGTTTTTTTATAGTTCATCATAGTTTTTTACCTTTTTTTAATTATCATCTATCATAACTTGTGCTTGTTGTACACCTTGCTTTGCAAGACTTACTCCGGCACGTAATTTAGCTAAATCTTCGTTTTGTTCCATCTTATCTTCTGCAATTTCTTGTGCTTGCATTAATTTTGCTCTGTTTAACTCTTGATTTGCTTCATCATTTTGTTTTTTACGTTCATTTTCCATTGCTCGAAGGTCAACTTCACGTGATTTTAGTTTTAAAAGAGGGTCATTATCAAATTGAGATGTGATTTCTTTCTCTTCTTTCATATATTCTTCTGTCATTTCTGCAATTAACACTGCTTTTCTTGCTTCGATTTCATTTGTAAGCATTTGTAACTGTTCTTGAACTTGTGGATCCATTGCTGACATCTGTTGCATCTGTTGCATCTGCATTAATTGTTCTCTAAACTCTAATTGTACCTGTTCTTGAGCCATAATTGAGATGTGTTCTAGTATATTTTTTTGTATTGAAGCCATAATAGCAGGATTATTTCTTACCATATTAGTTGACATAAAATTTAAGTGAGCTGTAATGTGTGCTCTATGGTCTTGACCTGGAAAAGCTTGAAAAGGTTTTCCTGCCATTGCATTAATATGTTCTAAACTTGGGTCCATCGGTGCCATTGGCGCTGGTGGTGGTAGAACCGCATCGATATTTTTTACACCAATCGCATTATACATGTTTCTGTAGATCTGATACATGTTGTGTAATTGCGGATTAGATGTTGCTATCTGTAATTGTGTCTGTGCGAGTGTGATTCTCTGTGACATTGAGAATATATTAGGGTCCGCTACAGGCATGATATCTACCCTATCGTCAAAATCAGTTTGTTTAATATTTCTAGCACCACCAACAACGTCATAAGGATATTCTGGTGGTAGATATTGTGAAACTACTTTTGATAATAATTTAAATTCTGTTTTCATCGCTGCATAACATCTTTTGTGTATCGCAGACATAACACGTGAACCACGTTCAAGAAGAGCAACTGTAGTTCCAACTGCAGCGCCTTGATTTCCATCACCCACTTGCATATCAGCAATAGCCGCGAATCTTTGACCAGCTTGTACAACAACACCAAGTAAATTTAATAATGTTGGTGAAGGTTCTTTGTATGGTAATGGAAAGAATGCATCTCTTAAAGATCCACCTGGTGCATCTACATCTTTAAATTCACCTGGTTGTATTGGCGATGCTTCATCTCTAACTCTAACTCCTCTTTGTTTAAATCCTGCAGGTAAGTTCGATAAAGTACCAGCGTCTAATAATTGACGGAGAGCAGACGTTGCCGTTCTGCTCAATCCGCCAATCATATGAATGAGTCCAAAGCCATAAAATCCAAGTCCTGGCAGAAATTTGAAGTGGACAAAATATTGGATTTTACTTTTCTTTAGATCATCGGGCGCATAGTTCCTTCTGATAGAAAGAACTTTCCTACTACCTTCATCGACTGTTACGATGTAAGGTAATTTTATTCCTGTTGGTTCACCATCTGATCCAACATCTTCAAAACCTTCTAAGTCTAAATTTACATGACACTCTAACAAAGTATATACAGGTTCGTTCTTACCTGTCTTTTTTGTACCTTCTAGTTCACGTTCTTTTTTCTTTAGCTCTCCATTTATATCTGTACCTGGAGGGCCTAGTTCTACATCAGTGTAGAAACCGTTGACTTGTTGTTTTCTTAATTCGTTTTCTGAAATTTTTACTGTATGAATAATCGCTTCCGCATCATCTAATGAGGTAGCTGTGTACGGAACGATTAATTCATCTGCTGGTACAAACTTAGATACTACTCTACCCATTGGTACGTCGTAGTATACTTTTTTAAAAGTTGATCCAGCTAATGGTAAATGAAATAACATAGAATCAAATTCTGATTCATACTCTTTCATTTGATCCATTATCAAATAGTTCATGTAATCTTTTACACGTTCAGACTGTTGTTCTGTCTGTGGATTTTTTATACCTATGATGTCTGTTCTTACAGGACCATCTGCGGGTAATAATTCTTTATAAGCTTGAGCTTGAAACTGTGTTACTGCTTCTGCAAGAACTGGGTGTGTTGCACCTGAAGCTCCTTGGAAAGGTTCTGTTCTGTTTTCGTATTTAAATCCTAGAAGATCTAATCCACTTGTATATGCATTCTCCCAATCTTTTCTTGAAGATTTGTAATCCATATAATTTTGAACCATCTCGTTTCCGATTGGCTCTAGATTTTCTTCTGGTAAAATATCTGCTAGGTTATCAAAGTGTGATTCTGTTCCAGGTATATTAATTGCACCTGGTTCAAAGTCAATCGTTGCACCACCATCTTCTTCTGGTACTACTTCAACTGGTCCTTTTTCTACTTCTTCTTCCTGAACACTAACTTCTTCTGCCATCTCTTCATCTGAAGGGATGTCGATTTTAGTTCTAGTGTTAGGGAGTCCTTTATCTATATCTGCCATTTATTACTCCTATGTATTCTTAACACGATTAAATAGACCTTGCAACCCTTGTGAGTTTGGTCCTGATTCTGGTGGTGGGCCTGATCTATCTCCTACCATTTTAGCGATACCACCGCCTGCCATATTTGCAACCCCACCTGCATCTGCTATTGCTTGCATTTGAGATTCTCTTTTAATGTAATCTTGTAGCTCTGGATAAGTCATACCTGTTTCTTGTTGAGTTAAACCAGCGTCCTGTAATGCTAGATCTATTTGTGGAATAGGTGTTGTGGGATAAAGCTCTTCCATTTGTTGCATTCTGTTTTTCAATCTTCTTTCATCAGCTGCTTTGCTCTTTGCCATAAATGGTGCCATTCTTCTACCACGTTCTGCCATAGCATATTCTTCACCTCTAGCCATTTCTTTTGCACGTTCAGCTTCAACATCTATTTGTAATTTTGGTCCTAGTAAATATTTATTTATATAAGACTCACCCAATGCTTGTTTAAAAGGAATTCCTGTTTCTAAAGTTTTATTAAGAGCTATACCTCCTTCTAACGCTACTTCACTTGCTACTGCAAGTGGCCCCAAAGCATTTTTTAAAACTCTTCCTGTTTTAAGAGCTTTGCTACTAAAATTTTTTAGTTTAGATGCAGCTTCAGTATTACCTTGTGCTGCTTTTTCAGATAATTCATTTAAAGATTTTGTGTAAGCTTGTGGCATATTACAGTTAACACCATTTGCAAGTCTACATGTTATACCTTGACTTTTCATAAAAGAAGCAAGACCTTTTACTTGTCCAATCTTGCCAGCTTCTGCTTGAGCTTTAACTATTTTTCTAAATTCTTTTTCTTGTTTTAAATTTAAAGTTGTTAAATCTACTGCATCTTTTGATACTGGCATTCCACCAACTTTTTTAATTATCATAGGTTCATTGCTAATTGGCAAACCATATTCATTTCTTGGTAAAGTAAATTGATTAAATCCTACATAACCTTTGTATTTTTTTGGTAAGTCATCGATAGCACTATTTACAATTTTTTCTGCTTGAGCATTAAGTTCATCAGATCTTTTCATGTAGTCTAAGGCAGCTCCTTCATCTTTAGCATTCATAGCTTCTAAAGCTAATCTGTTATTTTTTTGAATAGCTGCTGATATTCTATTTAAAGATTCATTAACTTTACCACCTAGTTTAGAGTTTATTTTTTGATCAATAATCATAACGTCGTCAGTTGTTAATGGAACACCTCCTGCAATTTGTCTTACGTGATGGTAATTAAATTTTTTTGTCCCTGTTGCTTTAGTTTTATCAGTTTCTTCTAAAACTTTTTTTCTTTTATCTTTTGATGCATAATCTTTTTTAGGATCTCTAACTCTCACTTGTTTTGGGTTTTCTTTAAAATAATTGTCTATAAATTTTTGTGCTTCTTCTTTTGTCTCAGCACCTCTACCAGGTATAGTAGCTTTATCTGGTCCTACTCTAGGTTTATAAAATACTTTTGTTTTACCTGTTTTTCTATTTTTGTAAGTTACTTCTTTAATACCATTTTTTAATGGAGTTTCTGATTGCACAAAAAATTCATCAGGTAATGATTCAAGTTTAGCATCTTTTAATTCTTTTATAGATTTATAAAGTTTTTTAGTTCCTCCTCCTGCACCAGTGGTTGTATATCTAACAGAGCCAGTTGTATTATTTTTTATTTTAAATATTTGACTTTTATCTCTTCCTTCTCCAACAAATTTTCCTGTTGGAATTTTTACTCTTGATTCATCAAACTTTATGGGTGTTCCATCTTTGAACATAGGTCTTGATTTAGGAACCATGGCGCTTGGACTATCGTCATCGTAGATGTCACTTAGGTCTTGTATTCTTTTAAAGAGATCCATTACTCTCCTAACATTCGAGCGATACCGCCACCTGCTTTTTTGATTGATGGAGCTTGCTCACCAACTTCTTTCATGATTTCATCAACTTGAATTCCATCTGTGTAATAAGGATCATTAAATACATCCCCTTCAATTCTAGCATTAGCTTCTGTAACTTCTTCGTACTGATCAGGAGTTTTCATTGCTTTACCATCTTTACCTTGAACAACTTCACCTTTTCTAAATTCCATAATTTCTACATCAGTGATCATTTCATCACCTTCTTTATTAACCTTTTTAATAATTGTATCTCCAGTAGTCACGTCTTCTTCTAATACATATGTTGATTTACCATCTTTAGATTTTAATGTTTTTGCAATAGTTCTATCTGTTGTAGCCGTTGCATCATCCCCTAACATTTTAATTTTCTCTGCAAGCTTAAAGAAATATGGAGGAGGTGTAGTTGCTGATTGTTGTACAACTTCTTTTGCAACCTCTTTACCTGCACCTTTACCAAACCCAGAAAATATTCCAGATTTTGCTGCACCTATTGTTGCACCAGTTCCACCCATAAGTTTTAAAAATGCTCTACGACTCATACCGCCTGCCATGAATCCTGCACGTCCGCCGTCTGCCATGTTCTCTCCACCTATACCCCCTAATGTTAAATCTTCTTCTTCAACGGGAGCATCTAATTCACTTTTTATAACATCATAAAAATTTTTTAATTGTGCTGCTTTTCTAAACTCTAGACCACCTATTGCTGGGTTTAATGCGTATAAACCAGCTCTAAGTACTCCCCTTGTGATAGGGTTGTTAAAACGACTATTTCTAATTTTATCTAAGGTACTCGGATTTGTTATTCTATTTATTTCTCTTGGTGTAAATCCTGCTCTGACCAGTGCTTGAACTGCATTTTGTCTTTCATTACCTCTGTCATCTGGTCCATCTCCAGGTCCTCCTGCTTTTCCACCTTTTCCATCTCCGCTACCTTGATATCCACCTTTACTTGGACCTACATTGCCTTTTGAATCAGCAACTGTTCCCATATCAGAACCTCCTGCAAAACCTGCACGTCCACCTTTTGCAAAGTCTTCTTCAGGTATATCTCTTTCAAAAATATGGTCTTCTGTATCTTGTAATATTTTTTTAGATTGTTCTGGTGTTAGATTTTTATATTTACCTTTTCTAGCTATCACAGAGTTTGCTTCTTTCATGGCAGTGATTGGTTCCATAGATTTTATATTTTTAACAATGGTATCTACATCTGAAGTAAGTCTTTCATTAGCTGCTTTAAACATTTCTCTATCTTGAACTTTTTTACTTTTCTTCATACCTCTGGCACCTTTACTAACTTGACCAGACTCCATTAATTCTTTTACAGACTTACCACCCATGATCCCTGATCCTTCTGGAATTCTATTTCCTTCCATATCAAAGACAGGTGCTTTTTGTTTGCCAAATATTTTTTCTGTAATCTCTCTACCTTCTGCAGAATCTGCAGGGATAGCTCTACTAGCCATTCTGCTATTGATCATATTGATAGCATTATCTACCTGTTGTGGATTTGTAATTTGATTTGGATCAATACCATTACGTATTAATCTATCCATTGTAATACTTACGTTTAAATCTACTTTTTTTGAATCTGGTAAAGTTATCATGATGCCATCGTCAGCTGTTTTTGTCATCTGACTCATAACCCATCTTCTAATTACATTTATACCTGCCATCAGTAATAATTCCTTTTTTGTTTTTCAACTTTTTCGTCGATGTAATCTTCAGGGTGATCTATCAGCCCACCTTGTCTGAATCGCATGATTGCCTGTGTGGTAGAATCCACCAAGTCATCATGATCGCCAAACGGAAACGCAGCGCACTCTTCCATGACGTCGTCTGCGAATTTCTGCTCCGGACACCATATCATACCAGATTCAAATAAAGGTGCAACAGAATTAACTCTGGCATGTTTATCGTTTCCACGTGAAGGTGTGAAGTTAACAACGGGTATATCCATCTGTCTAAGTTCATATGTTAGTGGTAAACCAGATGCTTTTGCTTCAACAATAACAGATTCAGGTTGCCAATATTCATACTGTTCTAATGCTAAACGTCGAAGTTCAGGAAACTCGTATCTACCTTTTACTGCATCTAATAACATTAGATTAGCTGGACTATCTTCATCAGGATAAAATACACCCCAAGTAGTTATAGCAGAGTAATCTGCAGTTTCTTTTTTTAAAAAAGCTGTATCATAAGATTGTATCACATGATGTAATGTTGGTATCCAATCGTTAGGCCATATCCTCCACCACTCACGTTTTAATATTGCACCTTCTTCTGCTGTTGGATTTTGCATCCATTGCGCGTTCCATTTGCCCGTGGGCAGTGTTGCTTGAACCTTCTCTAATTCATCTAGCTTCCAATACTCAGGCCAAACCGGTTTAGCGCTCGATGATCCTTGGTCCAAGATCGCCGGAAATTCGACCACGTGCCATTGATCTGCTTTTGCCTCTTTCTGATTAGCTATAAGTTTTGCTGTAAGATCCTTGTTACTCCATCTCGTCATAACGAGCACTATCTTACCACCTGGTTGTAAACGCTGACGTGGACCTGACGTGTACCACTCGTAAGCTGATTCAAGAGCCGTGGGACTCAATGCATCTTGCTCTGAATGTGGATCATCTATTATAAGTAGATCAGCACCACGTCCCGTGATTGCACCACCAACACCAGCTGCAAAATATTCGCCGCCCTGTGATGTCTCCCAACGTCCTGCTGCTTTACTATCTTCTTGTAGAGTTGTTTTAAAAATTTTAGAATAATCTTCTGAGTCGATTAGGTTCTTGGCTTTTCTACCAAATCTAATTGCTAGTTCTCCTGTGTGCGTTGCTTGAATGATCTTGAGTTTCGGCTCACGGCCCACCATCCACGCTGGCAGTAAGTATGACGCAAACTCAGACTTCGTGTGCCTTGGTGGCATGTTCACGATCAAACGATTGATCTCGCCTGTTGCAAGTTTATTAAATTTATCTGCTATGTGTCTATGGTGAGAGCCTTCTATAAAATCGGGCCACACACATTTGACAAAGGACATGAAGTCTTCTTTAGCTTTATTCTGTATCTTTTTTTCTGCGTGCAGGACTTGTAATTGTTTAAATGTTTTTCTGACGTCAGAAGGTAGTTTACTTATATCTATATTATTCAAATTCATTTAAAATTTTTTAAAAAATTTTTTGCATCCTATTTAAGATGTTCAACATGTTTTTACCAGCTATAACTGTCTAAATCAAGCAATACAACCTAGAGTAGTGGGACCCCTTTTTACAAAAAAGGGGGGAGGGGGTGTTGTTTATTTTCTATATTTGGATTTGGTTCGGGACCCCTGGCCCGTTAGGGCCAGGGG